CCAAGTCGGCGGCATCCTCCGGAGGATAGACAAAGAACTCCTTCTGGATCCGGAGTGTGTTGGCGCCGCGGTCCACCTGGGCGGCCACCACGGAGGAGAAGGAGCCGGGGTCGTAGCCCAGCAGCAGCTTCTCGTGGGGCTGGTAGTATTTCAGGTGTTCGGCCGTGATGCGGAAGGCTTCCTTCAGGTTCAGCTTGTCGATGACGCTGTACTTGTAGCTGTCGTCGTAGGTGTGCTTCTGCTCATCCCAGAGGTCGAAAAAAAGGTTGTCCCGGTTACGGTCTCCGATGGAGCAGATGGAGGAGAGGAACTCGGACATGGACAGGATCTCGCGCTGCGTCTTGAAGTACTCCAGGCCCAGCACGTCACGGTTGGCGAAGGTGCTGGCGCGCACGTATAGCGTGGCGCCCTTCTGGAGCCTCCGGAGGAGCGGCAGGTACTTCCGTATCTTATTCTGCGCCGCGGCCACGTTATGGCCCATATAGACGTTATACTGGGCCTTGTTTATCTCCAGGGAGAGGGTGACGATGTCGGCGATGAGCTGCGGGTCGGTTTCCTTTTCGTAGTCCTGGTACCAGTTAAACTCGCCCAGGGAGACGCGGCCCATGTCGGTGACGCCGGTGATGCCGCCATGGAGGTGGGATTTGTGGGCCTCGGAGCCCATGCCGATACGGGAGGTGCGGATGGCCGGGATGATGCGCGTCCGGACCTTCTCGCCGTCGCTGTACTTCATCTCCTCCAGGAAGGCGTGGACTACGGAACGGCCGGCGATGGAGTCAGCCCTGTCGATGGACACGGCCTGCAGTACATGTCCATCCGCGAAGACGATGGAGCGCTCCGGATAGAGGAGCGGGTAGCGCGGGCTCTGGAAGTGCTTGGGCAGGTCCTTCTCTCCCACCACGTAGTCCAGCCCCTCGATGAGCTGGGGGCGTGTGCTGCCGTCCGGCATCGTCACCTCCGAGCGGAAGGTCTCCAGGACGGTGGGGATGACGTTGGTGAACAGGGCTACGAAGCTCTTGTGGGAGATGATGGAGACCTCCCTGGGCATCTCATCGGCCACACGCAGGATCCGGCGGGCTGTTATCTGGGAGGTCTTACCCAGGGCGCGGCCCGCGACGACGAACAGCTTGTTCGGGTCCACGATGTTCACCAGGACCTGGATGATGTTCTGGTAGAGCTCCACGTAGTCTGGAGCAGCTGCTTCTTTACTCATCGTCTTCAGGGGTTTCTTCTACGAGCTGGGCGTCCTGGATGCCCGCCTCGTTCATGAGCCGGATCTTCTCGGCGTCGGTGGTTTCCAGGCCCTTGATCATTTTCCGGAGTTCGTCATCCTCGTGGCGTCGGGCTATATCCATGAGACGCTGGGAAGCATAGCCCAGATCCTCCGGCTTTACGTTGATATTGATGAAGAAGACCGGGGCGTGCCACTGGAAGGCATCCTGCTCCCGCTGTTTGGTCCGGAGCTCGTGCGCATGGGTGAAGGCCTTCTCGGCTGTGGCAAACTTCTCCGCGGCGATGGCGGCGCGGGCCAGGTCGTCCAGGGCGTCGGCGTACTTGTTATCCCAGGCCTTGGCGCTGACACCGGCGTCCTGGTAGAAGTACTCCATGGCGTCGCGGTAGATTTCCCGGGCCTGGGAGACAGTGAGCGTGGGCCACTGCTTCCGCAACTCCTCGATGGCGCGGCTCTGGCTGTTCTTGTGGTAGTGGAAGATCTGGGCCAGGGAGTCCAGCTGGAGGATGTAGTCGCACATGTCCGGAGGGATGACTTCGGACTTCCGGGTGGCCAGGAAGGACTGGATGGTGTCGGCGTCATAGGTGGCCAGCAGTTCGAGGCGGTCTGGTCTCATACGTCAAATAGTTCTTTTTTCACCTTGTTCACGTTATCCTGCCAGCGCACCTTGTAGAGCAGCTCCAGGGCGTCGGTGTCACCGGCATCGGCCAGGGTGATGAGCGCGGTGTCGGCATCCTCCATCCCATGCTGCCGGGCGGTGATGTATGCCTCGTGCAGCGGGTGTTTGTCGGTCATGATGGCTATCATGAAGGCGCGGCGCTCCTCTCCTTCCAGGCCCAGGCGCTCCGCTATCTGACGGGGCACCAGGCCCATGACGGCCCAGTCCTTCACCTGGTTGGTGAACTCTTCGGTGTGGTCTTCAAATTTCATTGTCTGCCCATATATTCACGGAAGACGTCCTTGTACAGCTGGAGCTTCACCTGGTACTTTTCCAGGCTGGCCTTCGCACGTTCACGGACGGCTTCAGATGATTTTTTTCCGTTGATTTGTGAGGAGTAGCGGGATATGTTGTCCTCGATTTTCTTCCGCTCATCGAAGTATTTCTCCGGGTCGTCTTTGAGCATCTGGAACACCTGCTCGCGCTCGGACTTCTGGGAGATGAATGGATGCTTGCCCAGGAAGGAGCCCTTGTCGTTCAGGTGGCGGAGCTCCTGGAAGCACAGCTCGCGGCGGATCTCCAGCTGGACGATCTCCTGGAGGACGGCCACCGGGGCGCTCTCTTCCTGCGTCAGTTTTTCGAGCTCTTGAAGACGCTGCCAGCAGCTGATGCGATCCGAGAAGATACTGTCCGCCAGGCGGACGACAGGGTCGTCCATGTCTTTCCAGCGGATGTTCGGATATTCCTGCTGTTTAGATACTTTTTTTTTACCGGCTCACTGCCAGTGGTGTCTCCGACCTTTTTCGTGGCGTCACGAAAATGATCGGCCGCCGGTACGGCACCGCTCGCCCGTGCTTCGATTTCCTCGATGCTGTAGTAGTCCAGGAGGATGTACAGCAGATCCTCGGCCAGCTCCTGGGGGTTGATGGCCACCCAGCCGGAGGCGGGAACCTGGCGCTCTGAAAGCATGGCGCGATAGGTCTGGATATGGCCCACCTGGGCGCGTTTCTTTAGTTTTTTCTTGGTGGAAAAGTCGTACATCTTCGGGGTTTTTTAGATAAAACAGGGCCGCCTGCTCCTGCGGCCCTGTCTGTTGAGATGGTTGCCTGTTAGGTTCCGGGCTTGACCGTTGTGATGAACTCGCCCAGGTACTTCAGCGGCTGGAAGATGAAGGGGCTGTTCATGGTGATGTCGCAGCTGGTGTTCTCTCCTGTCTTCCGTTTGCTGTGGTTCTGGAAGTAGTACGGGCAGCGGGGGCGGCCGTAGATTTTCTGCTCGCCGGTGAAACGGTCAATCGTTCCCACGTAGAAACCGCGGCCGTGCTGGTTCTCGATGAAGTCGTCGATCTCCGGGCGGTCTCCTCCGAGGGTGTAGGAGATATTGCCGTTCGCGTCGGTGGTGATGTCACCGCCCTGGCCTTCGTTGGTTTCGGCCGGGGTGAACTTGACGGCCTGATGCTTGGACCAGACCTCGCCCTGCTTGAGGGTGAGGGCTCCCATGGTCCGCGCCTCTTCGTCGATCTCCGGCTCGGTGGACAGGTCTACGGAATCCTCCGGGATGAGGAAGATGTCGGTGTAGATACGCTTCCCTTGGGTCTCCTGGTCGGTTACGGATGCGATGGTAGGTACTTTTTTCATGTCTGAAGCTGTTTAAAAGGAGAGCCGGATGCCCGGCCCTCCTTGGTTACAGGTTTAGCCGCGGCCGACCTCCATGAATTTCTCGGTGGTCGGGTTGTAGTACACCTTCAGGTAGGCACCCACGGCGGCGGGCTCCCAGGCTGCGGTGAGCTCGGAGAACTTGCCAGCCTTGGCGATGGTGCTGGCGTTGGTGGTGCTGCCGCACTCGATGCGGTAAACCACGCCGGCCTTGGCGCCCAGGATGTCGGTGATGGCGGTGGCCTTGGTGTTCGCGCCGGTCTTCAGGAGGAAGCCCAGGTCGGCGCCGGCTCCGTCCTTGACGGACGGGGTGGTGGCATCGGGTGCGATGTCAATGGTCGGCCAGTTCATGAACACGTACTGACCCTCGCCGGCGTTGGCGATGAGGGCGGCCAGGGTGGCGAACACCTTGCCGACGAAGCTCACGCTGGAGCCTTCCTTCCAGTAGGAGTAGGCCATGACTTCCTCCAGATGGCGCTCGAACTTGGTGTTGTATTCCTCGCCCGGTACGTTCTGGAGCAGTTCGATGTTGCCCTCGATGGTGGCGAACATGAACTTCAGGTTGCCCATGTTAGGCACCCACTTGATGGGGTTGTCGTGGTAGGGCACCTTGTTCTTTGCTTCGCCCTCGAAGTCCGTGTCCTTGCCGAAGGTGGCGCGGTACCACTTGCGGTACATGGGGATGTGGGTGGCGTTCAGGTAGATGACCATCTTCTTCCCGAGCTCGGGCTGGACGGTCTTGATCTTCTCGACGAAGGCCACCACGACATCGCCGAAGTCGGCGGCGCTGTAGTCGGCCAGGGCGCTGTCCATGAAGGGCAGGAGCTTCTTGCCCTCGAACAGGGAGATGAGGCGCCAGAGGACGCCGGTGGATGCGAAGTTGGCGGGAGATGCCTGGCCCTTGACGGGTTCCACGCGGCAGCCCACGATGGAGCGGGTCACGCGCTCGTTGTTGATCTGGATGGCCAGCTGGAGGATGATCCACTCGATGAGGGTCCACTTCACGGGGTCGGAGCCCTCGCGGTTCAGATAATTGAGGTAGCTGTACTCCAGCTGCTTCATATCCTCGAACAGGACCTTGGCCATGGCGTCGTGGACGATGGCCTTCTCCGGCAGGAACTCGGCGCCGCCCTTGAACACTTCGCCAGCCTGGTAGGACTGGGAGACCTCGGACAGGAGGACGTTGGTGACGACCTGGCCGCTCTGGACGTTGGACACCGTGGGGAAGATGTCGGCCAGGGAAGGCAGGGTGACGATGCGCGCGATGAGCATATCGCGGCGGATGTTGAACTGACGGGTGCCGATCTCGGTGTCGCTGGACAGGGCGGTGAGATCCACGGTGCCCTGACGGATGGCGGTCAGGAGGCCGGCTTCCTTCAGTTCGGCGTAGCGGGCGGTGAGCCCTTCGGCGTAGGCGGTCACGTCGGCCTCCAGGGCGTCGCGGTCAGCCTTGGAAGGGGTGCCGGTGATCTTGCCTTCCACCAGGATCCTGTTGTAGCGCTTGGTGGTGGCGTAGAACGGGTGCTTGATGCCGAAGGCAGCCTCGGCAGTGTGGAGACCGGTCACGGCTACGGGAGCCACGACGGTGGCCTCGGGCTTGGGGTCCTGACTCTGTGCGCCCATCTTGGTGATGGTCTCCTTCAGGTCGGAGATGGCGCCCAGAATCTTGGCCTGTCCTTCCGGAGTCTTGGCCTGTTCGGCGCTGACGTCTACACCCAGCTCCTGGGCGACGGACGCGAAGGTCGCCTGGAGGGCTGCGTTCTCCTTGGCGGTCTTCTGCTCGGCCTCGAACTCCGCCTTGTCGGCGTCAAAGGAGCCCTCGCCGTGGATTTTGTGGTACTCTGCGACAATCTGCTTCTGCTCTTCGGCAGACAGGGATTTGTCGGCGAGTTTGGCTTGGAGGCCCAGCTTCTCGGCCACGGCCTTCAGCCTGGTAACAAATTTCTTCATTACTAGTTGAAATTTAAGGTGTTAATATCTACGGATGGAGTTATCTGTTCGATGTGCTGCTTCTCAATGGCGGCAGCTGCTTCGGAGAGCATCTCGTCCAGAACGTCATCCACGGACTTCTTCCCGTCGATGAGCCCGGCGGCGATGGCCTCCTGGGTGTAGAACGTGTCGCCCTGCTGGGCGGCTTCGGAGACGGAAGGCCTGACGGACTTCACGTCGTTGATGAACTGGAGCGCCATGGGGTCCAGGTAGCGCTCCACGTATTCCTTCGTCTTCCCTTCCTCGGCGTCGTGGAAGATCTTGTTCTTCAGGGGCGAGTAGTTGGAGACCAGGGTCCGGAACTTGACGCCGGACTTCTCCCAGTACTCGGAGTC